ATCCATGAGCTGATGCCGTATGACCACGGCTTGTATCCCTTCGTTGAATTGCCCCGCGAGCGCAACACCCGCCCGCTGCTGGAGGCGCGCGGCATCCCCGAGATCACCCAGACCGCGCAGGAAGAGTGCAAGATCCAGCGCGATGCGCGGGTTGATGCCACAAGTCTCAGCATCATTCCTCCGCTTAAAACCCCGGCCGCGCGCGGAAAATTTGACCTTGTCCTCGGCCCCGGCGTGCAAATCCCCGAGCGCCGCCCAGGTGAAATCTCTTGGATGGCCCCGCCGCCATTCGGCCAAGGCAGCATTGAGGTCGAGATGGCGACCCGCGCCGATGTGGACCGCTACTTCGGCCGCATGACCGACACGGTCAATCCCAACATCTCCATGCTCCACATGCAGGAGCTGGTCGATAGCTGGCTCCTCGACATGAAGCTGGTCGTCTCCCAGATCATGCAGCTCGCCCAGCAATACATGACGCCGGAAGAGGTCGCCCGCATCACCGGCAACCCGGTCGCCATGACCGAAGGCGCCGCCGACATCCGCGGACAGTTCGACGTGACGGCGGATTTCGATGCCCGCACGTTGGACGCAGCCGCCCTCGAGGCCAAACTTACATTCGTCGCGCAGACCCTAGTTCCCTTGGACTCCTTCGGGATTTTGGACCGCGCAAATTTGATCCGCTACATGATGGCCGCCCTGGATCAAAACCTCTCCGACCTCATCGTGCAGGACATCGGAGTAGCCACCGCAGCCGAGCAAGAGGACGAACAAACAGCCTTCGCAAAAATCGCCGCAGGCACCGAACCGCCGCTCAAAGAAGGCGGCCAAAACGCCCAAGTCCGCCTGCAAACCTTGCAGACCATCATTCAGAGCAACCCCGCCGTCCAGCAGCGGTATCAGCAGGACGAAATCTTCCGCAGCATGATCGACGCGAGAGCACAAGCCTTCCAATTCCAGCTTCAGCAACAACAAAACGCCGTCATCGGCCGCACCGGCGCCCAGCCCGCGCTGCAAAAGATGGCCCAAGACCAGCAACTCGGCATGACCGCCGCACCCGCCGCCTGATTTATAGCGAAGTTAATCAGTTTACAAAGAAAGACTAAACCCCGTGCATCCCAATATAAACGTCCGCAACGTCGCCGGCCTCAACATCCCGCAGCACGACCACGTCTCGATTTCCTACGTTGGCAGCACCAACAACCCCAGCACCGTGACCTACAAGGAAGGCGGAAGCGGTGGCCAGACGGTTGCCACTTTGACTTTCACCTACACGACCAACCCGCCGACCACCGATGACGCGGACATCGCCACTGTCACCCGCAGCTAGACCATGGGACTAAAGTTCAATCCGTTTACCGGCAACTTCGACTTCACCGGCTCCGGTGGAGGCGGCGGCGGATCTGCCTTCTTCGCTGGCGAAGTGGCGACCTATGCGGATCTGCCGCTTGACGGCACGGCGGCCCTCGATAGCCGCTGGCTGGTCCGGTCGAATTCTGGAACGTGGCCCTTTTCGTCCTACAAACAGGCTGGCGTCTATGTGCGTAAGGCCACCGTGGGCGCCAGCCGCGACAACGACTACCAGCTCACCGACACGTCATTCTTTGATGTGATGAGCGACAACGCGTTCCTCGTCTACGACGATGCCGACGCCACCAAGAATCTAAAGTTCCAACTCTCCGGCATCACCACCGGCACCACCCGCACGCTGACCGTGCCGGATGCGTCCGGCACCATCGCAAGGACCGAAACCTTCGCCGCCCCGCCAGCCATCGGCAACACAACCGCCGCCGCCGCGAATTTCACAACTGTTGGGGCCACAGGAATTATCACTGGCGCAGCCACAACCGCAAGCCCGCCGACAACCACCACGGAAGCCCGCGGATTGCAGTTTGCTTCATTGGGCGGAAACTTCGGCAGCACGGCGGCAGTTTACGGAAGCCATCCAGGCACTGCGTCTCTGGGAATCGGCATCGCCAATAGCTCCGCTGGCTCAATCACGCAGGTCGCGTCTTTTACGTCAACGGGACTGAACTCATGCGCTATCGGCTCCACCACGGCAGCGGCAGGGAGCTTCACCACGCTATCAAGCAATACCGGCACGATCACCGCAAGCACGCCGCTGGCCGTGACGCAAACGTGGAATGACTCCGCAACATTTTTCCGCGCCATACAGACCAACATAACAAACACGCAAAGCCAAACCGAAAGCTATCATCTGCTTTGCATTGTCGGCGGGTCGCCAGCCGCATACATCCGCCGCGATGGCCGCATTGTTGGTGCTGCAAACGTCTATGGCAGCATAAACTTAGAATCCGCCCTTCTTCCGCAAGGCGTTGCAGTCGGCAACGCATCGTATATTGGCTTTTGCAGCAATTCGTTTGCCAACGACAGCGGCGGCGACCTCCGCCTATTTCGAGACGCCGCAAACACCCTCGCCCAACGCAACGGCACCAACGCCCAAGAATTTCGCATCTACAACACCTTCACCAGCAGCACCAACTACCAACGCCTCACGATCAAGACCAAAGCCGTCACGCTCTCCGCCTTGACCGGCGCGTCCGTTGCCACCACAGGCGGCTTTATTCCAGACGGCGCAGTGCTCGTTGGCCTCACCACCCGCGTCTCCACTGCAATCACTGGAGCCACAGGCTACGACATCGGTGACGGCACGGACGCCGACCGCTGGGGCGCAAACATCGGCATCGCGCTGAACACCTCCAGCGACAACACCAACTGGACGGCTGGGACCATCCAGTGCTTCACCGCCGCGCAGGAGGTTACGCTGACGGCTGTGGGCAGCAACTTCACGGGAGGCGCTGTCGTCATCGTCGCCCATTACCTCGCCGGAGAAGCCGACTAAAATCTATGAGCCTAATTCAACTGCCAACCAACGAACCGCCAGCCGCTCAACGCATCGCGCTCGATCTGCTCGGCCAACTTAACAAGCAAATCGACAGCCGCGTGCAAGCGCACAAAGGCATGTTTAGCGACTTCTGGAACAACAACGACGCCACGCCCGAAGAGATCCTCGCCGCGATGGGCACCAACGCGCATCTGCTTTTGAGCAGCGCCGAGGAGAACATCCGCCACATCGACGCGGTGGCACGGCTCGCGGGCAAGACGGTTGCCGATTTTCTTGAGCCGGAGGAGATCGCGGGCCTGCGACCGATGATTGCCAATGAAGACGGCACCGTGACACTGCAATGAAGACCGTCACTTTGACTGAACAGCAGGCCAAGCTGGTCATGCAGTGCCTCGATCTGGCCTGCAAGTCGGGCGGATTGAACGCGGCGGCGGCGATCTTGCCGGTGGCGACTGCGATTGAGGGGCAACTGACGGAGGCGCCGGCCGCTAACGAGTAATGAGGACTGTCACCTTACAGTCTATCTTGCTCCGCGCCTGGCAACGTGTCGGAAACGACGCCAGCGACATCGCCAACGTGCCCACCGGCGCCCGCACCATGCTCGTCGCGGCGGCGAACGAAGCCATCGCCCAGTGCTGGGAGTGGGCGGATTGGCCGGAGCTATGCCGCGTGGAAAGCCGCACGGTGCAGGGTGACGACACGACCGGCTACTATATTGATTCCGTCCAGGCCGGCCAGACGCCGATGGGCGAAGTGTTCGCTGTCCTGCGCGACAACCCGAATACCCATGTCGCGCCCCGCGAGGTCGGCTACACGTTGCTCGGCGATGCCATCCGGTTTCCGCAGGGCACCGATTTGCCGACGACAGTTTACGTGCGCTACCGGCTGCGCCCAGACACCTACACCGCCAGCAATCTCTCGGCCACCGTTCCGTCGGTGTTGGCCAAGGCGGTCGGCTACATGCTGACGGCCTCGCTGCTGGAGGAAGACGGCCAGCTCGATAAGTCAACGCTCATGGAGCAGAAGGCCGAAGCCGAGCTGATCAGCGAGCGGGACAAATACTATTTCCAGCAAGGGCAGCCCAGCATGTGGACGGCCCGAGTCAACCAATACTAATCAACTACTAAAACATATGGGCTTCCCTAATTCACGCATTACCAACAGCCAATCCGGCGCTCAATACATCGGCGGCACGTCCGCCACGCCCGGCGAGTGGTCGGCCATCCAGGCCGTCACTGACACGAAATTCCACACCCTTACCGGCAACGTCACCGGGCTGGCCAACACCGCCCTCGGCAGCGCCATTGAGGTGCCCGCGGGCTTGGTCATCTTCGGCTTCTTCACCGCGCTCCAGCTGCACAGCGGCAGCGTCATCGCCTACAACAAATGATCCAAGGCTTCTCCGGCGGCTTGCTTAACCGCGAGCTGATCTACCAGACGGATCTCCCGTCCTTCCA